AGTGCTTTTATAAAAGCCTTCATTTATCACTCTCCTTTACATATTGTTCCAATGCAGATATTTTTCTTTCCAAATCTTTAAATCTATTTTCTTGTTCTTGAAATACATCTGTTATTTCATCAATTATAGGAAATCTTTTTCCCAATTTATCATCAATAGCTTTTAATGCTATTTGAGTAATTTTATTTTTTAAACTTTCACCTATCATAATTTTGCAGTAAGGGTAGGACTCGAACCTACACAAGCATCTCCCCGACAAAATGCTTACTACCTAAACAGGGTAGCGTGTCTGCCAATTCCACCACCTTACTAAAGTAATCCTTGATGCTTCATAGCTGATATTAATCTCATCATACCTAAACCAAAACCCCATCGAGGTATAAATGTGTTGTCAAGATATTCATCTAATTCAGCCATAACCCTGTCTTTACCAAACTTTTTAAATAATGTTAAGGCATATTGTCCATCACTTTGATTTAGAAAGTTATATCGCATTTCTTCAACATCACAAGACCTTTCTGCTGAACCTATCGTTTCTCCAACAGGGTCAAGTAATACATCACATTTTTTATAAGTAGCACCATCTTGTTTCATATTGAAAAATGGATTAGATGCTTTATTAAAATTTTTAAGAAATGCTACTTTGTCAATTTTATTTATAGCCATTTCATGACCAGCTTCAATAGTAGGAGTTTCAAACAAATTAGCCATTTTTTGATAATCTAAATGTTTTGGTTTTGGGAAACCTAAAAATTGTAATAATAATTCAAGTGTTTCTAATAATGTATCAAAAGTTCCATGAGATTCAACTTCAAACATTGTAAAGGCTCTTAAATGTCTGCCCTCTATCATATCTTCTTCTTTCTCATCCCTATACGATGTTGTAATGGAATAACACCCATTCCATTGTGGATTATTTAAAAGATAATGTTCTAATCTCATCTGATTAGTTTGTGGCTGACTATATTCACTACCAGCAAAATCAAACTTTACTAAGCTATGAGGATTTTCACAAGCACTTAATATAGATAAATCTTTTTGTCCATCTACTTCAATGTAATCTTTGCTTGTTTTGAAAAATAATCTTAATCTACTTAATACTTTATCGTATTCTTCGGGTGTGTACATTATATTCCTATTTTCTCCAATTCTTCATTAAATACTTCATAGAATGATTCATTATCTCTATCTTTCATTTTTTGAACGATGTCTTTATAACCCGCCACCATTGTTTGGCTTGAAACACAAAATCCAATAATTTGTACTTTAATATTTTGAATAAATCCGATGCCACTTTCAAAATCTATATCCAATCCAAAAGTATCATTAATTTGATTAAGAGTGTTGAGTGTATTAGGGTCAATAAGCAAGGAATCCAAATAAAACAAAACCCCGATGATTGTCGAGGTATTAATTGCAAGTCCACCAGTGTTAAACCCTTTTGCCTTACGAAGTTTTGCATTAAGTCTTTCTTGCCTTGAAAGTTCTTCAATATCAACATTTCGGGGTTGCTCAACTTCTTCTTCAACTTCTTCTTCAACCTTATCTTCAGGTTTTCTTGAAAACATTCCTTCAGGAACATCTGACTTCTTTTTAGTATCGAAATTACGCTTTCGAGTAAAGCTGATACCACCATCTTCATTAAGTCCTTCATGTTCAGCCACATTATTTATCTGCCTTAATAAATTTAAGTAAAGTATCTAAACTGCTTTCTATAGCATTTATATCTTCTTGTATCTGTCTTTGGTTAGATATAAGTTTTTCAGTTATACCATAAAGTTTATTATTACTTTCTAAT